ATGATTGAATTTAAGGAAAATGAATTATATTTGGAGATAGAAATCTGTGTTGACGATGAAAAAATTGGTGAAGCTGAAATCGAATTAAACGGGAAAATGCTATCAAGACTTAGCATATTTCCACCATATCAAAATAAGGGATATGGTACAGAAATCGTAAAGATGTTAAATGAAAAGTATGGGTGCAATGTGCTATGGGTAAACGCTGATAATAAAAGAGCCATACACACGTATGAGAAAAACGGATATACGATAAAAGAGCCGACAATGTATTTAATGACAAGATAACTATACTGGCATTTTGGAGGGAAAGACTATGAGAAGAACAAAAGTAATTAGTTCTGATTGTATTGAGGTTATCTTTAAAGACGGCAAGCCACAACGGGTATATCCATCTGATAATTGGTGGCATATTTTTTTGAGGCTGTCACAGCTTGAAGATAGAGACGAACCAAAGAAATTTATATACCCAGAAGATGACCAAGAACCGTATAGATGCCCAACCTGTAATGAAGATTTGGGGTTTAATGATGATTATTTTGGAGATTTAGAAATAACTCATTTTTGTAAAAATTGTGGACAAAGATTATGTAAATAAACGGGGATTTAGGAGGAAATTAGATTATGAAAACACTAGAATTTTACGGTAATAGTGATGATACGTTTGGTGAGTACGGTCTTACAGGGCAGGATTGTGATAATTGTGGTAGCGGAAAACCTATTCAATGTATTGTAGATTGTGGAGAGCGTGGCAGGGTAATGGTTGTAGGTCAATGCAGTGATGCGTCTATGGGGAGCGGCTGTTGGCTTGTTGGTCTGACAAAGGTGGATGAGTATGACGAACTTCCTGATTGGAATTTCCGATTTAAAGAAAGTGAAGTTCCGTATTCTCCGGCGTTGCTGATGGATTTACCGGTTATGCCTAACCTTGAATGGTATATTGATGGCAGACGAGTGACTAACTAAATGGGCGTTTAGTGGAGGATGAGATATGAAATATAGATGCAAGAAAGATTTACCTATAGAGATTTACGATGAGCACGATATGCCTACATTAGAATACAGAGATATCAAATCTGGGACTGTTTGGACAAGAAATGATAATGCGAATTACATAGGAGGAGAGGTGCATCTTGACAATGAAGAAACAATGGAATGGATCGAAATAGGTTACGAAACTTTAAGAGAATATTTTGAAGAATTGGGCGTTTAGGAGGGAACAGAAAAATTGAAATTCATTGATCTATTCGCCGGGATCGGAGGGTTCCGGCGAGGGATGGAATTGGCAGGGCATGAATGCGTAGGATTATGCGAATATGATAAGTTTGCTTTAGCAAGTTACACAGCCATGCACCTGATAACAGAGGATCAGAGAGAATATCTACAGACATTGCCGCTTAAGAAGCGGCAGAAGGAAATATTGAAGGAGGAATACCGAAATGGAGAATGGTACGCAGATGACATTAGATCAGTGGATGCCAGAAGCATGCCCAGGGCTGACTGCTGGTGCTTCGGTTTCCCATGCCAGGACATTTCCATTGCCGGAAACTGCCTTGGATTCGCGGGAAAGCGTTCGAGTCTGTTTTTCGCAGTTACAAGCCTTATTAGAGACATCCCGGAAGAAGATAGACCCAGTTACCTTATCATTGAGAACGTTAAGAACCTACTTAGCGTTAACAGAGGGTTTGACTTCGCCAAACTTCTCGCTGAACTGGATGAAATCGGGTACGATGCAGAATGGGATGTTCTCAACAGCAAGAACTTCGGAGTGCCGCAAAACAGGGAGCGTGTGTACATTGTTGGACATCTTAGAGGACGAGGTACCGGAAAGGTATTTCTTCTCGGAGAAACAGGGAGCGTACATAACACATCCGAAGCGGATGGGGAAGTATACGAAGTTGCACAATGCCTGACCGCTGGTGGAAACGATAAGTGGCAGGGAGACTATATCGTAAAACAGATCGGGAATTGTATGCCTACTGCCACAAGGGACAATCCGAATCAAGGAAGGATATATGATACTTCCGGGATTGCACCGTGTCTAAATAAAATGAGCGGCGGAGGTCGGGAACCTATGATAGTCACGGCCGGAAGAATCGGAGAGCATCAAACGGATTTAGTGCAGGATTGTGAAGGTATTTCAAGGAGCCTTAAGGCAACGGATTATAAAAATCCTCAAAAAATCCAGGTGCCAATATCAATGACACAAAAATCATATCATAAGACTAGCGAATCACCGACATTGACAGCATCTGGGGCATCAAGGGGTAGAGGGAATAATTCGCCGGTTCACGGAGTAATGGTATTTGGAATCTATACAGGAACATCTAGAGATTTTGCTAGATCGCCGATAGAAGGAATAAGCAGATGTCTTAAAAGTGAGAAACATGATGCAGGAGTAATTCACTATTTAGGTGATGAATTTAGAATCCGTCGGCTGACACCCAGGGAGTGCTTCAGGCTTCAAGGATGGACAGATGACTATTTCGAAAAGGCCCAGTCTATCAATAGCGACAGCCAATTGTACAAGCAGGCCGGTAACGGCGTAACTGTTAATGTGATCCAGGCAATTGCGGAAAAACTGGTAAACTAAATAGTGATTTATCAAAGAGAAAGGAGAAAAATCATGTACAGAGAAGATGGATGGGTAGAAGGCCACTACATTGAAAATCATGAAAAATATGAATGCGCTGATTGCGGGAAGACATTTATCATTGGCAAAGAATCGGCGGAGGATTGTCCGCCTGGATATCCTGTATGTCCATACTGTGGACAGCATAATGTAGATCGCATAGTGTGGACGGAGGATGAAGATTTAGAGGAACTTGTAAGTGAAATGGGGTGCCTTGCAATATATTCAGATTATTAGAGGTTAAAGGAGAAAAAACATGAAGAGCGTACTAAAATATCCAGGGGCTAAGAATAGGCTGGCCCCGTGGATATGCGAATACATACCAAGGCATGATGTGTACCTGGAGCCGTTTGCTGGGAGTCTTGCAGTTTTATTCAATAAGCCGCGCAGCCATATCGAAACAGTAAATGATTTGGACGGAAATGTTACAAATTTCTTCCGTGTCGTTAGAGACAGAGGCAAGGAATTAGAACGAGCAATAGAACTTACACCGTTTTCAAGAATTGAGTATGAGTGTGCTTATGAGAAATGCGAGGATGAATTGGAAAAAGCCAGGAGATTTGCCGTTAAGTGCTGGATGGGATTTGGATGTGGAAATCGCTATTGTAATGGATTCAAGACGGGACAACAGAAAAAATCACCAAATCCTGCAAAGGCATGGGCTGAATTGCCGGAAATATTGCATGAAGCATCTAGTAGACTGAGCGGAGTACAGATTGAAAATCTTCCGGCCAATGAACTGATAAAAAGATATGATACGAAGGATGTATTCATTTATGCTGATCCGCCATACTTGCATGGTACACGGAAAAACTATTTATACAAGTATGAGATGGAATATGAAGAGCATGAGGAACTTTTAAGATTGTTAGTTGAACATCCAGGAAAGGTTCTCATATCAGGATATGATAATGAGTTATATAATCGTATGCTGCCGGAATGGAAAAAAGCAAAAAAGCGTACGCAGGCCGAGCATGGGATTGCAAGGATAGAAACCATATGGATGAATTATGAGCCATTACAAATGGAATTGCCAATATAAACTAAAGCGGTATTTAGGAGGAAAACATGAAAAGATATACCAAAAAAGAGGTTTCCATTGAAGATGGGAAAATGTTTGTGCTGTGCAATGCACATGAGGAGGATTGTGATAATAGTTGCTTGTATAAAACGTGTGAGTGGGATAGAAAATCGCTATTGCGATTGAGGGAATATGAAAACACTGGAATAACGCCGAAGCAGATCTTAGAGATGGATAGATTGTATACGAAGAAATGCCAGGAACTGGCAGCATGCAGGAAGAAGATATCAGAGATATTGAAAGAGATTGAGGAAATTGGGAATATTCAATTTTCAAATTACACAAAGCCACTAATAGCCGTGGAAGATGTAATAAGGATTATCCATTCTCACAAGGAAAACAATGAGCGGATTCCGGGATCTGAAAAGCCGTCACAGAGATAGGAGTTAATGGAGGCGAACATAATGGATAGATTAACTGCACGAAATGAGAGAGGAAAAGCATACTTCCCGTACTGCTTCAGGGAAGATACATGTGAAGGGCTAGGAACATCAGAAAAATGTGGCACATGCGAACTTACACAGATAGTATGCGAAAAACTTGCAGAATATGAAGAGATGGAACAGTTAGAGAGAAAGGAATAACATAGTGAGACTAATAACACAGAAAGAAAGCAGGAAGAGGAAATGAAAGTACTGCATGGATATTGAAAAGATATCCAAGATAAGCAAGGAGAAGCGTAATCGGATGATAAGCGCAATGCAAGAAAGGTATCGACTCATGCAGAAGGGCTATGAGATGGATCCGATATCGAAAGTCGGCTACTGCAAGTATGAGAAGTGTCCATACAAGGAGGGGAGAAGTTGAAGAAAAAGAAACGCGACAAGCATACAGTCAAGAACGACAAGCAAGGGCATCTGGATGAACTTGCAAAGGAAAGTCCAAATAGGAGGGCAAGGGAATGGATGCATCGGCCAGCATACCAGACAGAAAAACTATCTTATCAGGCAAGACTCATGATACGAAATCAGGGGCAGCAGATCGAGCATATGGAATTGAACGAGTATGTAAGGAGAAGGAGGGCGGAAAAGTGTGGAGATGACGAAGGAAAGGCTCGAGGCCTATCGGAGCAATCGGGAGGAAATAAAGGAACTGGATTACATATTGCAGAATAGATGGAAGGACGAGAGCCTGATCAAGATAGCCACGATCAATGACTATAGGAAGGGATATCCAGTTCCTCAAGCCGTCCCAGGATTCGATCGGGAGGAATACGAAAGGAAGCAGGACAGGGACATGAAAAGAAAGGAGTGGCTGGAACAGGAGTGCAGAGAGGTAGAGGAGTTCATAAATGAGATTGAGGAAGGAATGGCCAGAAGGATATTCAGAATGTACTATATCGACGGAACGGAAAGGATCACGCAGAGAAAGGTGGCTAAGAGAATCCATGTTGAGCGAAGCACAGTCAGCCGGAAAATTGATGACTACCTGAAAGTTTCACACAATTCACAGAATGCACAGTTATAATATAATCAGAAGCAGTAGGCGGGGGCAGCAGCCAGTAGATGGCGGGCTGCCTTTTTCATGGAGAGTGAAATGACAGACAAGGAAGCAAAGCGCTTTTACAATTCGAAAGAGTGGAAGGCTAAGAGGAAGGACATACTGGATCGAGATAACCAAGAATGCCAGGACTGAAGGGAAAGGCTGAAGCGGGCAGCAGATAAGGGAATCGTATTATATGGGGAAGACAAGAAGATACGAAGGGCAGCAGAGGTCCATCATGAAAAAGAGTTAAAAGAATATCCAGAGTTAGGTCTGGAAGATGACAACCTGACAAGCCTATGCACACAGTGTCATAATAAAAGGCATGGAAGGGCGATTGGAAGGTTCGTAAGAAGAAGGAAGCCGGTGTCAGAGGAACGCTGGTAGCCCCCCGTATAATTCTCAGAGAAATTACGAGAAATGGAGAACGGGGATGTGGCCATGACTCCGGAGAAATCCTATCGCGCGCGTGAAAGGGGTGCCTGGTATTAGGACAAGGGGGATCAAGAGCATGACAAGAGCAGAAATAAAAAGATCGATGCTGGAGCAACTGAAATTACAGAATAAGACATCCGATTTCTACCAGGATCTGGTTAACGATTATATCGACTACTGGAGCATAAAAAAGAAGTTGATTACGGATATCAGAAAGAATGGGATAAGGTATAAGACCATAAACGGAAATGGGATAGAGGTAGAAAAGACCAACGATTCCGTAACAAATCTCACGAAGGTCACCGCCGCTATGCTGAAGATCCTGAACGATCTGAACCTAAGGGAGCAGTTTGCCGATCCATCAGATGAGGATGGATATGTATAATGATTATATGCAAGGAAATTGCGGAATACCTTAGGTATGCAGAAGACAATCCTAAGCGGATTAATAAGGAACGAAAGCTGCTAATAAAAAACATCGTCTATCCGATATTGCGGAGAAATGATGTTTTTTTTGATGAAAAAACATATCAAAACTGTATAAAATTCTGCGAAAAACACTACTACAAACTATTCCCATACCAGAAGTTCATCTATGCATTCGTATTCATGTATAAGGATGATGCGCCGATATTCTCACAATTCTTTATTGTGATGGGAAGAGGGAATGGAAAGGACGGATTCATCGTCCCGTTGGTAAATTTCTTCCAGACGCCGCTATACGGAGTCCGAAAGTATCATATTGAAATCGTAGCAAATGCGGAATGGCAGGCAAAGAATACGTTCAAGGTAGCATACAGCGCCATGAACAAAGAAAAAATGAAGGGAAAGTTTGCCGTCACGAAGGAACTGATCACGAATACAGCGACGGAATCCGAACTGACTTTCAACACATCGGAAGCAAAAACGAAAGATGGAAAGCAGCCGGGATGCCTGGTGCTGAATGAGATACATGCCTACGAGAACTATGACCAGATCAACGTATTCGAGTCCGCGCTTGGAAAGGTGAAGCATCCGCGTGAATTCATTATCACGACGAATGGTTATGTCAGGGATGGGCCACTGGACGAGTTGCTGGTGCTGATGAACGAGATACTGGAAACGGGGGAGAA